AATGAACAAGTTGAATCCACGGCTGAGCCGTCAATTGTTTAATAATATTGTAGATCACTTTACTATACCCATTCACTTGATTAACATGCGTAGATACAAGTAGGACTTTTACCTTCTTTTCCGACGGGACAGATGAAGGAACAGATGCAACGGATACAACCGATGCGTTTGCTACAGGTTCCGGCACAACGATACTCGACGGTTGATTAATAATTTCATTCAATTCTTTTACAAAACTCGATAGATCGGTCATGTTTCACTATGAATCTACCGACTATAATCTTTAGGTAAGATTCTCTTTTCTAAAAATGGATTGATTTTTATAAAAATAGAACGATAGAATAGAAATGGAACCATCACGACAGAAGAATTCCAAGCAAAATGGCGGACGCAAATCACGTCGTATGACAAAGCGCAAGAGTCACGCACGCCGTCACACTCACAAGGGCAACCGTGGTACAACATCCTGGCCACAGTTTGTCAAGAAAACCTATCTCGACATGAAGCGCACGGATAAAAATGCAACCTTTAAAGACGCAATGAAAGAAGCGTCTAAACGCAAAGCCGCTGGACAATTCTAATCATTTATATAAATTTGATCCATTTCATCTTGAATAAATAAAGGTATTACATCATGCCTTCCCTTATTCATAACGGTATTCGTTATACACAGACATGTCACGCAATCTACTGTAAAAAGTGTAAGACCACCATTGAAAGTACCCATCGTCATGATTATAAACATTGTCCTTGTGGCACAGTTGGTATAGATGGCGGAATCGCATTGGGAAATCGTGTCATAGGCAATCTGTGCGATATGGAAACACGGGGAAAATATATGGCGGTGATACATAAAACAAAAATATGGCTACCACTCGCCATTGTTCAGCACTATTTTACGACAGATCCTGTTCCCTATATTTAGAAAAAAAATATACTATATATCATCTATTTTTTATAGATCATATATAATACGATAGTGGCATTACGATAGTGGCATTACAATAGTGGCATTACGACATTCGCAACAGTATATAATTTTTTAATTTCAGTATCATATTTTTCTCGGTGAGGCGATGTGTTCACCGCTCGCGAAAAGATCCAAAAGGCTTGAACAACCGATTGATATCCTGCCGCAAGCTGTCTCACTAGTATTTTTAATGCCTCATACGCTTCCACATCATTACAGGCATCAATGGCATCTCGTAACAACAAAATCGTATCAAGCGCACACGGTGCCAACATCATCTTATTTTTCTCAATGGTTTGGTTAAATGTTTCGGAAATGATCGACATGATGGAAGGCAATCCTCTCTTCTATCAACATGCTATTCAATTTTTATAATAAAGATCATACAGTCATGTAAAATTCAAATAGTCTAATAGAATAAAATAGATGTCACAATCTTGTTATGATGTGATCATCGTCGGCGCTGGCATTTCTGGATTACGGGTTGGCATCGAACTTTTATCAACCCATCCCCATCTTCGCTGCTGTATCATCGAAAAATACGGATATAACGGTGGACGTATTGTCACCTATCACAACACAATCAAAGGCGTTGGTGACATACAGTGGGAAAATGGAGCAGGTAGAATTTCTACTTCGCATAAGAAGGTATTACAACTTTTTAAAAAATATGCTCTTACCTTTCTACCCAGTTCGGGTGATACGATGTGGTTAGGAAAGGATGGGCTTACCAAAAATGATTTCTCTTCGCTCCTCGATATTTATATCACGCCACTTCGTTCCCTCCATCCCTCCATATTACAATCGCATACTCTTTCTCAATTATTACATAAGGTATATGGAAATCATATTTCATCCTTTTATTTACAATTTCCATACCATGCCGAAATTCATACCTTACGCGCCGATCTTGCTCTTCACGCCTTCCAAGCCGAAATGAAATCCAATTCTGGTTTCGGTGTCTGTCAAGAAGGACTCTCCTCCCTAACGAATCATATGGCAGATGAATTTAAAGAACGTGGTGGCGTGATTGTACAACGGACCGAATTACGCTCTGTTTCGTATTCCGATTCCTTTTCTCTCGAATGCTTTGATTCATGCACTACGAAAAAGCGATATTTTCAATCCTCTGTTTGCGTTCTTGCCCTTCATCATCAAGCACTTACCCATATCAAAGGCGTTCAACATTTTCCCGTTCTTAGAAAACTCGCCATGAAACCACTCCTTCGTATCTATGCCGTCTTTCCTGTTCAGCAAAAAAGATCATGGTTTTCCGATCTATCTAAAATCGTTACACCTGGACCGATTCGTTATATCATTCCTATCAACTCTTCTAAGGGAACCATTATGATTTCTTATACGGATGGCAAAGATGCGGAATATTGGATGAAACAATCTCCCTCTATTGTCCAATCCAACATCATGCACTCCATACGCACCCTCTTCCCTGATCGCTCCATTCCTAATCCTCTTTTCTTCAAATTACACCCTTGGACAGCTGGATGTACCTATTGGCTTCCTGGAACATATGATGTAGAAGAAGAAAGTCAAAAATCATTACATCCTGATACAAATATACCCTTATTTATGTGTGGAGAATCATTTGCTGTTCATCAAGAATGGATAGAATCAGCATTAGAACAAGCCGATTGCTTATTACAGTCCCATTCTTTTCAAACATCTGTATACCATCTAAATAAATAGATTCGTTGTAGAAATAGACTGTTTCCATGGAACCCATTGATTTTCCCCTCTTTTTCTTCCTCTCTTTTCTCTTTCTTTTTCTCTTTTACGGATTATTTATTGTTGTCCTATCCTATTTCCTTGTATGTATCTATCGTATCTATAGAAGGACATTAGACTATTTATTTCAATAACATTCTAGATGTATTCACTAAGCATGCGGCAAGATGTCTGTATGCGTTTTTTCCACATTGCCCATTGACGCGTCATTTCTACACGAGCTTTTTCCTTTGTTTCTAAAGAAATCGTCATACTTTCCATCGACGTCCAATCATAGATCGCGGAGACATCTATTTCTTTTTTTATCCATTCCAGATACGATGCAGAAATCGTAGGACCAAATAGTGGTAATGTGCCCGCTTCCAACGCTTCATACAGACGAAACGTTTCCATATGATTTCCTTTCAAAATCGGACAGAACTGACTCTTTCCAAGAATTGCTACATACTCCGCTGATTTAGTTCCACTCGAATGATTCCATTCAGGCTGTAAATGACAACTATGCGGAACATAGGACTGAAACGCCTCCAATTGCTTCCCACGCTGAAACCAATCCGTCCCATGAAAACTCCACACCCACTTTCTCTCCTCCATTGTCTTTTGTGTAGTGGCTCGATGATGATACCCCAACGGAATCGTAATAATATGCGGCGCTTTCGGAATATCCTCCCTCGGATAATTTCTCAAAACTCCCTTACAATAAGGGTGGGAATAGACAGAAATATCATCTTTTTCAAATTCATCACTGAGATGGAGAACGCGAAAGGATCGTGTATGAGTAGAAAGGAGGGTATTCCATATTTCTACGTAAGGACGTTGAACAATGATCCAGGCTCCATCGGGCAGATACGAATAGGGAACACATTGAATGTCACATTGAAACATATCTTGTAACCACGATTTCTCATATAATTCATATGGCTTTTCCGCATCTGTCATATAATACACCGTCATACCTTGTTGAAAACAGGGTTTGTAAAAAGGCGCTAGTTCATCTACCGAGAAACACTCTTTGTTATTCCAAATATCACTATCAAAGGTGTCTTCGCGTTGAAGTTGATCAAATTGAGAATGAACGTAGACGGGATCATCTTCTTGAAAGCAAGTGGTAAGAAGAGGAGAGGTAAAATAGGTCTTCAGCGAGGCATGCCCTAATATATGATCGCAACCCGAAAACGGCATACCATCCAATGATGCGACATATTGAATGAGCTTTTGAGCACCCGCTTTCGTCAAAAGATAACTGTACGCACAAAAATGAAAAAGTGGAAGAGGTGTCGCACTACACATCGTATTCGGACGAATACACGCCCAATGTTCATTCACCATATCTGTTACAAACGGCAGTACCTTTTTATTAGGCGGTAATACACCTCCCCAATACAATAATTCCGCATCTTCTGGCATATGCTCTACCGCCATCTTCCATTGTTCCATCCACCCCTTTTGAAATCGAACATCATCCTCTACAATCAAGAACAAATTTCCCTCTTCCTCTACGATTCGTTTCCATACTGAAAGATGACTTAGATAACACCCAATGATCGACTTCTTCCATTGAAATGGATTATTCTTACAAAGCTCAAAAATAGTAGAAGTCATACGAAGAGATATTCCATGAACCGCAGGGACACGTGTGACAAGCCCCCTTAATTGCGGCTCAGCTTCTAGTAAAGATTCCCAACGATCAGGACGCGAATCCAAATTAATCACAAAGGTTTTATCAATGCGTTCTAGCGATAATTTCTTTCCAATAAGTGATAGTATTCTCTGACTCATCGCTGACATCATACACAACGCTTTCTGTCTTCGCGATTCATCCAAAATCGGTGTCGCAGCGATGGCAGCACACATGTCAGGACGCGCCTCCAATTTCTTAAGAATTTCCACCACCTGCTCCGCCGATTTTATAGAAGACACATTGATAAAAGAGTTCGGAACAAAATCAGAATCCGTCTGAGAATCACCCCAATACAAAGGGACACATCCTGCCATTTTCGCATGAAGCACCTTTTCCGTAATATAGCCTGGCGCCTGCGAGTTCTCAAAGCTAAGTGTAAATTGATGTTGAGCAAAAAAGGCATGCTTCGATAAATCGCCACAACCACCTCCTGGATATTTCAGTTCCAGTTGACCCCCAATATTGTTATAAAGCCCTCCTCCACTGTTTACCTTTTTATACGCATGGACATGGTGAAAGGCTTCATTTCGCATGGTACACGTTGGATTACTAACAACAAAAGCGCAAAACTTTTCACGTTTGTCAAAGGGAATGGGATGGGACTGCATAGCAAGTTGCACGGGAAGACGAATGGGATTGTCGGTACAACCGTGAGGAAGTTCCGAGCTCGTGGTAAACCAGTCAATGAAGGTCATCCACGTTGGAATGCGTAGATGGGTTGCATCCTCTTTTAAGGAGGAAGTAAGGTAGAGAGAAATGGAAGGATCTTGTGGCACCGTCCAATTTTCAGCACTGAAATAGACTTTCGGAATAGAAGAAGGAATATCCTTCCAGGAAGTGCTATAAGGTCCGCAAATTACAAGAGAAGGCTGAACGGAGGTAGAATAGAGAACACCTTTCATAGAAATGGTGGGAGCTTCGTGGCGCAGAGCGTCCATCATAAAATTGGAATCGTAATGAAATCCAGGCCACATGTCTGAAAAAGCAATGATGATTTCCTTTGACGTTTCCACTGGCTTTTCCGCAGGTTTTTCCACAGGCTTTTCCACAGGACTCTCTGTCCAAAGGACAGAGCATGCTGCCCCGTTGGGGCAGGGACCCCATACATCACAAAGAACCGCCCTCCATCGTTCACGATTCGTTTCTAGACCAAATCGTGTCATGATCTGTTCACGTATTTCTGTGTGTGCGACAAACCATGGTTCAGAATGCGCCATAAAAGATGTCATGACACGGCACAATTCTTGGATGTCATTTCCTCGATAGTACATGCTTTGTAGCAGTGGATGAAGTTCCGAAAGAACAGGACTATTGTGTACCAATGGAATACCGAGCCACAACAATTGTAGAAGCGAAGGACGCAATGGAATAAATCGTGAATGAGACAACATGATAGAATGTTGTGTCCATGTATACCACGGCTCCTTGGGCGCAAAGGTAAGAGGAAGCGTATCGGCTTCAATGTTTGCGAGAATATTATCTTTGAGAAAGCGATACTCTTTTATCGTATCCATGTTATGAATCTGATACGTCGCCTTCACATTGTGGGTCAAGGTGAGTTCACGAATCGCCACCAATGGAATGATAGAAGAACTTGAATTATTCGTATTCTTCTCTGCCACGTGAACCGTCCATTCGCCATTTCCAGGAGCGCGCTTTACATTAGGAAGGAAGGTAGGCGACCAAACGAAAGGGACACGCCGAATCGGACAGGGAAAAAGAGTTTGAATGGAAGGAAGGGAGTCTTCAGGATTCAATACATCCCAACACCAGATTTCATGGACGCCTGACATACTACGTCTAACATATGGTAAATCAATATAGACAGAGGCATCCATTTCCGCAAACTGAAGAAAGGTCCGTAAAAAGACAATGGTACGAGCAGAGATTCTCTTCCGTTCTTCCTCACGAACAACACCATCAATGTCGATCAACCAATCCAATCCTGATGCACAAGATAAGGAAGATACTGTGAAAGTGGATGGTTTTACGATGTCTGTGAACCATTCTATTTCCGAATGCGTCCGATTCACCAAGATGATTTCATGAAACGTGGAAAAGAGTTCAGCAAGAACAAGAGCAGTTTGATTGGCACCGCTAGACCATAGCGGTGCCTCAGGAGAAAAGGTAATTCCGATCCTCATTATATCATATACGCGAAGTTGCTTTAGATTTGTGGTATAGCAAGGATTATGGTATAATTTATTTTATCATAATAAGTAGAATGGCAGGTAATTATAGAGAATTACCAGTCACTAGTCAATTGTCATATATCCCACATATGCCATATAATCAACTAAACAGGGGTACGATCTTGGATGAATCGAAACGTCGCTATCAATACAAAGGAAAAGGGTCATATGGAGTTGTATACACCAATACACAATCAAACTCTCCATCTATTATTAAACGGTATTTTTATCCTGAAGACCTTAGAGAAGCTGATACAAAATCTCGTACATTTGCAACTATGAGTGGAAATTCAAAGGTAGCAGGAATACGCGAAAATGTTCAAAGTACAAACTTATCAAACATGAGTCCCCCTTCCTATTCTATTTCTATATTACGTATGCCATATTTTGGGGAAAATTTTTTTAATGTTATAGATAGTAAGAAGACTGACGAATATATTAGAAAGATTACTTCACAGCCAGATTATATTACTAAAATATTACATAGCATACAATTACTATTACAATATACAGCAAATATAGCTGCTAATGGGTATTGTCATGGAGATATGCATATGGATAATATTATGATAGAACCATCTACATGTGAAATGCATATGATTGATTTTGATTTTTTTCAACCATTTGATACCTATACAAAATTAATAATAGAGGGGGCAAGAAAGAATTTATTTCATTATATGATCCCCCCTGAGTATTTATTTTTAAGAATAATGAAACCTGATGAAATATCATATGAACAAATAAAAATCCATCATGCAAATAATAAATATGCGGAACTACCGATTATTCGGAATTATTTATTTTATTTTATGAATGTTCCACCTCATCATGATGATAAAATACTTATAAATGCGCCAGATGTAGTAGACGCAGCACATATTGCATACATTAATGAATGTAATCAGAACAATTTTACATATTTTATGGAACTCAAAGATCAAATGAAAGAATTTAATTTCTTATCTCTTATTTCATCTCAATTTATGCAATATTTTGACAATTTCGGGTTAGGCATGGGATTACAATTTTTACTATATAGAATATATAATAACTCTCACCCTCCTGAGAAAATAAAGGCTACACTACAATTATTGAAACAGATGTCCAGTTTTACTATCAAGGAGCGTCCTACTCCTAAAGAGGCATATGATAAAATGACAGAGATTATTTCACAAAAGGGCGGTCGCCGCAAAACGGTCCGAAGAAATCGTCATCGACGCAAAACACACCATAAAAAGCGAAAGCAATAAATGCAGCAAAGGTGTAAATCGTTGTACAAGAGAAATATATTTACGATAAAATGTCTCGCCATCTCCTCTGAATGTCAGGATGGTGGATACTATGCTTCCAAATCAATTGTGCAGCATGCGTCCGATACGCATTCCTATTATCTTTATGACACGTGAGAGCTAGGTACAAGGTTTGAATAGCATTCTCCCATTTCTTAAGAGAATAATAATATCCATATTGTTCCCATCCATCCGAATTGTGAAGAATTGGATAATTGCAATGCATGAGCTCCAATGTCATATAATTATATGCATTATTCCACTGATGCGTAATAAAACAAGCCGAACGATGTTCCGCAATAATCGTGTGAATTCTCTTACGAGGATGAAGAATGATTCGTTTGTTCTGATACAAGGATAAAGCAGGAAGAATATGTTGAGAAGCATGAGAGGATAATGTAAGGCGATCGCCATTGATGATGTGAACATGTCCTTTCCATTCTGGAAATGTCTTAGAAAATGCCTCCGCCAATAACAACGAATAAAAAGAGCATTTCTGAAACGAAATACTGGGATCGGTAATAACAATGTCCTGATGGATCCAACTGGATGGGGGGATCCAATTCATCGTTTCCTGAGTACCATAATGGGTAAGAAAACAGGGATCCCATACATACGGAACAATTCTACTTTTTTGAATGGGGGTACGATTCACAATTGCAGCGTATTGAAGATGTTGTAGATAGTGAGGGCTGGTCCAAATTTCATCGGTTTCACCTACCATATGATGATGAAAGAAAATAGCACCATTGAAATTCTGGATGGTTTCGATGTCAATATTTAAAATATTTCCCAAATACAATTTTACCATTTTGGCACCCACCGAACGAAGATACTGACGAGTAAGAGCATCGAGACTCATACCAATTTCAATAAAGAGAGAAATCGTCATGGATTGTTTGATCATATCCTGTAACGAAATCGTACGATATTGGTGAATAAATTCTTTCTTTTCGGAATGGGAGGACGAAGCCTGTAATAAATAGGATTGGTATCCGAGACATTCCAATAAATCGTATAAAATGACAATGTTTTGGGTTAATCCATTTTGAAATAGTGTATGATCATTGACTTCATTGGTCGCAAAAATAACAATTGGTTTTTGACCTTCTGACCCGTTAAGGCAAGGGCTAGATACAAAGGATGGAAGTGTTGCCACATGGTATTCTTCTGATGGTAAAATGGTATGTCCAGGAAGATCACCCATTTCCTATTATGTATCTATGTATCCCATTCTTTAAGATAGTTTGGAATGGGATACGGAGATGAATCATAGATGCGAGTCATTTATTTATATTTTATATCATATTTTATGGTAGAAGACGATGAGTGGTACCTATTTTATTACCATAACAGATACATATTATGGAGTCAATGTATTTACAGGATCATTTATCGTTGATTTTAATCAAAGCCCTAATATCATTGCTTTTTATGAGAATGGAAATCCAAATAATATTTTAGCAAACATTAGTTCATATGGTAATAATGATAATATTTTTATATCTCGTTCCTATCCATTTGATAATTTTGGTACCAATATTACTACCATGAGTTATTATGGAGGAGATTATGGAGCTAATAATCAGCCTCCTCCTAATGGTGATGGAACATATAATTTATATAGTTATCCTTCGAATGGTTATAATGGTATTGGCATAGCAAGCATCTTTAATTTTGATAGTACAAGTAGTACGTATCGATTTGATGTGATAGGTGGTCCTGTTTATCCACCTTTTCCGTTAGATGGATCTATTCCACCTGCTTGCTTTTATACAATTCAAGGTTTGCCATCCTATTTGAATCAAAACGCTCAATATAAAATATATTACAGCGATGATCCACAATTTCCTTATTTAACTGTCTATGCACCAGATTTATATTATTTAGCCCCATCTACATCATATGATCTAGCAATGGTCCCCCTTTCACCCTTTCTTACGACTATGAATCAATCACAATTAGTAACCTATCAAGAACAGCTGCAACTATTTAAAAAAGTATATACACATAATTCAAATGCCTATATCACATATGTATCCAACCCTGGTACCGCACAAGGTCCTATTTATTATACCTTTCAAAACTATGCCGAGTTAAACAATTATAAGGCAGGATTACAATTAGCCAATCGCTTGTATCCATTTCATATTATGGCAAATGCCTATAATAGTGTTACATCTGTTCCATTACGTTGGATTGTACCATTTCCAATGTAATATACTATTGCGATACTATCGCAATCAATGTAGCGTAAAAAGATACAGCAGTTGATTTAATTCGCCAATCATTTCGTCGCGTATGTTTATCAAATCACTATCTGCCGCAGCTTTTAATGATTTGGTAAGAGGACCCTGTAAATATTTGATAGAAGCATTGATCAGGCGAACGATACCTGGTTCCGTCAGATTATGAAGGGTGATTTCTGTATTTTTTCCAGTGATTTTCGGACGTCCATATTTTCCAATATAAATTTCGACGAAAGAATCAATGCTTTTCTCAAATGTTTCTAACATTTTATCCGTTGCAATGTGTCGGGCATAAATACGAGTTTGCCAATGATACAATTTAATATGATCACGAAGATTCAAAAAGAAATGAATGTGATCCGCTGACATCTAAAATGACCTACGAAATAAAATTGAAATGATTTTCTCTGTCAGGATATTCAACAGACCATGTGTAGCATTTGCAAAGATATTCTTATCGATTTTGCCATGGAACATACCGAATCACATTGCCCCATCCGTAATAGTCGCTATTGTTCCTATTGCGCACAGTATGGACATTTGACAAGATCATGCCCCGCACCACCCGCTTTTCGGATGAGAGAACCAACCTATGTCGAGCAATTGATTCCACCATCCGATTTGAAACGATACAATATTAAAACAATGACACCGATTCCATCATATAAAGTAGAAACTCCACCACAATTACTCGAAATCAAAGACAATGATAAAGCAATTGCAGCATATTTGTCAGCACGTTCTATCAAAACATTGAAGGGATTTACGAAGAGAAAAATGTTAGAGGAATATGCAAAACAACAAAATAAACGAATCGTCTTTATCAATGACAACACAATAAATAAAAATAGTGAATAATAGGAATGGTCATAAAAACGAGAAAGGGAAAGAAGGCGAAACGAGTTCGCAATCGGAGCCAGCAGCGTAGCCAGAAGCGTAGCCAGAAGCGTAGCCAGAAGCATAGCCAGAAGCGTAGCCAGAAGCGTAGCCATCGTAGAAGCCATAGGCGTCAGAGGCTACACGGTGGAAATTACGCAGAAGATGTTACAGAAAGAGAAGTAGATGATATGCCTGTTACGAAGGGTGCTACTATCAGCATTGCAGGATATCCATCTATGAGTGTAGATGAATTTGAAAGACATGCAGAATATCGCGATTTTCAAGGGGAGGAACAGTAATTCCGGTTTCATAATATGTAGCAAAATATCATATGATAATATAGTTATGGATAAAAATGGATTATTACTATTTATGATCATTTGCTATGCAATACCAATCTATTATGTCTATTCGAACTATCATTCCAATCATAGCGTATCCAATATCATATGCGGGGATTAATGTAAATATTACATCTTATTTTTTATGTTTTTAATGGGAATTGGAACGTTGTTATATGAAATGGAGAGAAATGATACGTATTCTACTATTTTGATTGGCATCTTATTGATTGGAATCTATGGACTCCTTTTTATGAATGAAACGCATACCATTCACTATTTCTTTGCCTTTCTCGTTTTTATGTCCATCCTATTTTTTATGATTCGGCACTGTTATGTAACAGGTTGTGATGTTGTGTTGTCGTCATCACTATTTTTAGCAATCGTCGTGTTACTATTTATTATCACACAGATGAACAAAAATATATTTTATGGAGAAATCATTTATCTATTCAATTTTGCATTTTATTATTTATATTTACATTTCATTCCGGTTTCATAAGGAAATAGCACATTATACTTATTTTTAATTATAAATATGATTCGTAAATAGAATGCCAATCTCTACCATTATTAATAGTCCTGCTGCATTATATGCCTTGATGACTACTACAAATACAGGGGATTTGTCCCAACATTATACACAAACTGCAAATATTGATATGACTACCTATACATCACAATCCATTGCAGGTTCTGATACACTCACACCATATGATTTTACAGGTATATACGATGGGCAGGGATATACCATTACCATTGGAGATGTGATAGATTATACAGGACTATTTGATAGTATTGCACCTAAAGATGGTGTACCATTATCAGGAATTGTTAAAAACGTAAATGTTATTTATCAAAATGCTATTTCAGTTACGTTAGATACATCGATCAGTAATAATACATGGGGCGGATTAGTAGGCAGCATGGTAGTCTCCAGTATTTCAAATTGTTCTGTTACTGTTAATAATGATATAACAGTCATTTCTCCTTATTCTGCCCCTGTTGGATTACTATGTGGTTTTATGGGACAAAATTCATCCATTACTACTTCAAGATTATCAATCAATGGTACTATTACTTTTATAGGTTCTGCAAATACATCCATGGGATTATTATGCGGAGAATGTACTGATTCTGATATTACAAACTGTTCTGTTACCTCCTCATCTTCAGCATTCAATATTTCACTAACCGCTGATTTTAATAGTAGCATTGGTCTTATTTGCGGATATTGTGCTGCAGACTTTCTAAGTGTTCCTATTAAAAGAACAAGTTTGGTAAATAATACAGTTGATCTTTATAATAATGGCAGTATTACGATAGGAACGGTAAATCCTCTTAATCAAGTATATAATGCAACCATTTGTGGAACAGTGTATGGAGATACAACACCTGATAGTACCTATCAAACCATTGTGCAGAATTGTTTGATTCATCTACATTATCAAACATTGCTTGGAGCCTTTCATGATTTATTTGGTCTAACTACTGGTCAACCATCTGTAACCCTTTTAAATTGCCAATTATTATTTGATACGACAACGGACAATACTTCAAGAATAATTAATGTTACTCCAACACCGCCTCCAGGAGTTGCTGTGATATATATCAATAACGATTCTGGTAGTTATACACTTCCATCTGGAAACTATTATACACCATTTAGTTATATCGCCCTGCTCTTTGGTTCTACTAGTATCGTTCTAGAAACACAAGGAAGTACAGATGGGATTTTTATTAATGGAGTATTTTATCCGACGGGCAGCACCTATTCATCGACAAATAATGGATTCAGTCATACGATTTCTGTAAAGGGAGTCGGTTCTATGTATTTTAGACTCATTTCTGTTCCTATTTCACAATCTACTGTAAATAGTAATGCAGAGTGTATTTGTCAAATCAATAGTTGTTCTACCAATCCTCAGACAGGAATCACAGCGGATAGCAGAATCACAAATATAGTACAAGATAAAACGATTCGTATCAATGTAGATCGACAAATTGCAACCAATTCCGTGATTTATCCTAAATTTAGATCATACAGCGACTATATCAAATATATACAAGCTGGATTAAAATAGTAACGTTATTTTTCTTTATGGTAAAATCATGTATCTATTACATTTCATTCCGGTTTCTAGCACGTGTCTAATTAACAAAGAAAGGATATTGTAACGAGTAGGAAATGGCGCAAAATAGTATAGAATCGCCTCAACTATGGGACATCGGTAATGGAGAAAATCTCCCTGACATCATCGAGGAAGCCCTGTCTCACAAATTTACATCCACTATGACCACTATTTTTTCAAAGCACGGAATGGAAATCAAATCATCGGCAGAGGACGCCACACAAATATTGATTCATTCATCCAAAAAGAAATTGCGAGAACTGATTTCAAAACATAACAATGAACTATTTCTATTTATGATGCACCCTGAGAAGTTGCCCTCTATTATTAATGTGGCAGAGACGATTTTTCGCAAATATGGTCAAGATGCCCCCACCATAAAAGGACATACCACCCAGCAAATGCTAAAGGATTTACAATTGAATATGTCATTGGAACCAATTGTTGCCTATTTTGATGATGGTCTGAAGCAATTGCGGGGAGAGGGGGCGTTACAGGATTTTATGAAGCAACTTCGTTGGGTTTTTTCTCAATACCGAACCATTGGGGAAGAAGTCCTTCGTTTGGAAACGCTGCTATTTCAAAAAATGGAGGTATTAGATAAATTGCAGAATCGTATCCCGTTGGTCACAGGACTAGCGGAGAATGATGCACTCCCTGATCTCATTGGGGCATTTTCAAAGTATGCGACGCATGTGTATGCCTCGTCGCATTTTGAGGAGACGTATACGAAATTGGTGGAAGAATATAAAAAATGGAACATATGCCGCCAATTGGTGTGCATGCCAAATAGCATGGGGCAAGGCAAGGAGCCGCAATGTTCAATTTGTTTAATGGAGCCGATTTCAAATGCGATTGTTCCGTGTGGGCATACGTTTTGTGGAAATTGTTCTAAGAAGCAGAATACGACGTGTTTTATGTGTCGTGGGCAAATTAGGGAGCGAATCAAGCTTTATTTTACATAGGTTCGTCGTCAATGTGGATTTGAAAATCGTTGGGACGAAGCATGACCCGACGAAGCGCCTCCGTCTGTTCAGGATCCAATTCGGTGGCGATGCAGGCGCGTTGGAAGAGTGTTTCGGCAATGGAATACCATAATTCATAGAGAATATGGTGTGCCATGGATTGATTGGGATCGGTTTCGTTGCTCATATGATAGACTATCTTTATCGTCTATCATGTGTGCATTTCAAATTTTTATAATAGCATCTATTTTCGAATACGAGTTCGTGCACGTTTGATTTTATTTATTTTATGTACGATGGCACGATAAGAACGCGATTTCTTGAGAGTTCTGCGCTTTGGTTTTCGTTTGCCGCCATCTACCATAGAGACAGGTTCTACAGTAGCAACCGATTGTACTGGTCCTATTATAGTAGCAGGTTCCATTACTGCTGGTCCCTGACCCGTTGGGGCAGCATGCTCTATCCTTTGGACAGAGGGTCCTTGTATTGGTTTTATGGTATTCTTCGTGTTTACAGCAACTTCCATTACTGCTGGTTCTACTTGTTTTGTAGGTTCAACAGGAGGTACTTCATCTAGAAATAAGTCTTTAAACAAGTTAATATATGTTATGATGTATGTATGTAGATTTTTCCACTGTTCATCAAATGGTAGAGGACCAAAGGGTACAATCTGATTATTTATTCCAGGAGTGTTATTAAGTACAGTTGCGATCATAGAAGTACCGCGCGCTACTTTTCCTTGTAATTGATGGGAAATAAGAGAGAGTGTTAGGAAAGCAGCCTGTTTATGTGGATACATTGGATCAAGAATCTCACGAAGGAGTTGGGAGGTAGTATCGTCCGCATGATTGCGATTGTTCCAATTGATCAAGATATCAAAAAGAGAATCTTCTAGAAATTCTTTCATATTGTTATTAAAAAAAGATGGTGCTGGCACAGGATAGGCTGTTCGTATTTCATTAATAATCTTGATACATTGTCTATCTATCGCACCATATGTATTTTCATTCATTTTCTTAGGCGATTCGTTCAACGTACGTAGTGATGTATGTAATGTAATTAATTTTTGTATGGCAACCTTCTGTGTTTCATTTTCTATACGATCTAGTAAGGCAACAAGATAATTATATAATTTATGTTGTTCTATCCAGAAACTAACAGGTTGGTTACGATTTTCAAAAAGGATACGCATCATCACATGGATTGCTGAAAATGGATCTTCTTCTACATATAGTGTACATACAACCGATGGAATCTCATGTAATAGGTCTAAGAATTCAAATTCATGATAGGGCTGTACTTGTGTGTAAAAAGGAACGATTTCTCTAGAGTTATTATTTGAAAAGAGCTTTGTTGCGGCAGAAAAGAAAGATGTAGCATGTTGCGACTTTGTTCTAGTAGCATTGTTGGGTTTTTTAGAATTGTTACGTTTTCTTGTAGTGATAGGAGTACGTTCAATAAGTGAAGGCATCTTTCCTAAAGCATTTGCACCTCCATATGATCTTTCATTTTGATCAGAAGGATGATCTAATAGATAATGATAAAGATGTTCATAAATACGATCTATCGTACGTATAACATAATCAGGTCGTCCTGCGTCAATCATATAAATATAACGAGGTCCTACATCCATGGCAAATGATTCAACAATATCAGCAATATGTTTGTTAATTGCTGCGAGAGTCATAGCAAGATGATTTTCATAGATAGAAGTTCCATCTGATGCAAATACAACTTGTAATGAGGTATTTAATTGTATATATAACATACGATATAGGAAATGATTATAATTTAAAAATATAATTTCATCTATATTTATCTGATGATTTCGTTCATATGCTTGAACGGATATATAAAATTGTAGAATGAGGTCATCTGACATATGTAATTGTAAATTGGTAGATAGATGATAAATCATTTCTGCAATTTGCTTCTTAACGTCAGAAGTTGAATTCTCAATAAATACTTGAACTGCATCTGTTGATACGGATCTTGTAGAGAAATAATCATATAGTTGATCTAAACAACCATCCCAATATTTATGATAGATTTTATCATGTATGAGTTCTAGTTGTTGGAGAGTAATAATCATATCATCTATACGACAGATATGAAATGCATAGACAATACCATTTTGTTTATCTCGTTGTAATCCATCATATAAAGTAGATTTCAATTGTTCTAAACGAATAATAAGATCACTAATATATTCCAAATACGTATCCATTGTATTTATAAAATAGACTAACACAACATAGTCCATTCTACTAATATCCCTATATATAGGGGCATTAGCCATTTCATTTGCAGGAACAGAAGACGAAGCAGAAGCAGCATGTAGCATCTTAGATGAATCATTTTCTTCAGCAGAAGAAGCAGAAGCAGAAGACGAAGCAGAAGCAGCATGTAGCATCTTAGATGAATCATGCTGCT